TTCTACCATATATGTTACCAAGGTTTACACCTTTATTACTTTTTATAACTTTTCCATCACGAGATGCACCATCAGTCTGCCACGGTGGTAGCATCTTATCCATCAACCATTTTAGCTCATGAAAAATGGAATGTAATTCCTCATCAGAAAATACATTCCGTTCTAAAAGATATGGAACACTATCCATTACAAGTATGCTTTAGATATATTAGTTGCAAACCCTATGACCGTAGTACCTGCTGCCAATACTGCAGCTGCACCAATGACCCACTTCTCTACAACCTTTAATCTTTCTCTCAACTCGTCTTGCTTCTCTTCCAATCTCTCGATTTTCAATTGCATCACAGTAATTCTTGTCTCCTGTGAAGCATCTAATCCTAAGTCAGTCATTTGGATACCAATCGTCATACTTGAATATGTATACGATTGTAGCAGAAACTCCCGTTAATAGCAAACCCATCATAATATTGATGGACCAAACTACTTCACTGTACATGGATTACACCCTTCATACCAGCACCAGCATGAGGTTCACACTGGAATTCATAGTCTCCTGGATTGTCAAGTGTAACTGTAAAACTTTCACCAGCAGTAAATGCTAGATCAGGATGTGATAGTTCTGGATAATCATTAAACACCATGTTATGTGGTGGTAGATCTCCATTAGTAAATGTAACTGAATCTCCTGCGGAGATTGTTAACTCATTAGGTTCAAAGACTAAATTGCCTCCTGCACCCATCTGTATGTCAGCAGCATATGCTTGTGCTGCTAGTGTCATTGAAAGGAATAATGATGTAATCATTATTGTAAGTCTGCTCATCCACCACATAATTTCATGTTTGTATTGTGTTAATGTTTTCATTCTACTCCTCCTTCAAGCAGTAGTCAACAAAAAGAGGATGCTCCCTTAGTGTTGGGACATCCTCCTTAGCGTCTTGTATTGCTTGATATGCATCTTCTGCATACTCGCAAATTTCTAAATGCTGTTGCTGTAAGTCGTGATAACCGACTGTGTAGTGCTTAGTCAGGGGCATGATAATTTCAATCCCATACTAGCAATATTTAGACCGTATCGTAGTAAATTATACTTATTGTGTGTAGGTTACCTGACCTATCCCATACTGTGTTTTCAAATGCTCAGATATGTATCTCTTTATCTCATTTTCATTCATCATACACGGTGAACAATACTTCCCAATATCAGGGCAATCCCAACAAGGTTTAGGACAAGCCCCTACTTTCAAAGTCACATGATCCTCAGTGATATCAAGGATTTCCAAGGAAGCATAGTCTGCTTCCATGTGTTCTTTAATACCCTCTAAAGTACTCTTTACTTTTTGAAAAGAATAGTCCTCCAGATCTGGAAGACTACCTGGCTTAAAGTAAGATTGCCCCAATGATAAATCCTTTAGCAAAGGAAATGCAAACTACTTGATAGTCTGTTAGTCCAAACTTATCTTGACATTTTTTGATAAGTTTTTTATCCCATTCGACTACCTTGTCGAATACTTTTTGTGCTTTGTCTGGTAATCCCATTGGTTTAGAAAGGTGAGTTTGGTGACTGAGCTCCAAGACCTGCAGATGCTTGTCCTGCTGGTGGTGCTAGATCTGGTGTTCCTATAGGAAGTGCGTCTCCACCCAATCCACCAGGAAGTCCGAGAGATCCTGTAACAGCATCCATAACTTGTGATTTAACTCCATCAATGATGGAATCCCTGTTGACATATACATATACGCCACTGCCAACAACGGCAACAGATACAGCAGTGGACGCAATAGCGAGTACATTGATAATTTTTTGCATGACTTTACATTTTAAAGGTTTCTTTGGTATCAGATACACCAACTATTTTTAGAGGTGCTTGTTCGATACGAATTGTTTGAGTGGGACCAGCTTTCGCTATAATCGCTTCAATCTCTTGTGCAGTTGGAGGAGGAGGTCCACCGTTACCATTAACAGCGTTACCATTCTTATCCATCTTCATAGTACCGTCACCCTTTTTAGATGCGGTCTGAATTCCGAAGCTAGCTAAAACTCCAGTAAAAACTGAAGCTATAAAAGTTGGATCAATTTTCTGTTGTTCCAGTCCTGGAACTGTCACATAGTTAAGAGTCAGTATACCTCCACTCCAGACCAACACGCCAATTCTGACCATCGTTGAGATGATCGCAGCCTGTTCTTCAGCATCAGGTAGTATAGCATCTTTTGCTTTTGCAAGCAAGCCCTTCTTTTCTTCTTTGGGTTCTTCTACCACTTCATCTTTAACTGTTTCTGGCATTGATATAAAAGTAACTAGCTCTTATTTATCCCAAGCAAAACTTAAAGTGACCCTTGGTTCTATAACTATAGGATCATGATATACACCAGCAGGAATAAACATACCATCTCCAGGTGCTAAAGTATATTCGTCACCTTCTATATCATAGGTAGTGCTACCAATGGATTGAACCAATAAGACATCTATATCATCATTATGTTTTCCATAGGTAGGAGATGAAAAACCTAATGAGGTATAAACATGCAAATTTCTTATACCTTCTTTCTTTTCAACCTTATTGAATACCTCTCCTATAGTATTAGGATAGTAATCATTCATCAATACAAATGTAGGAGCAGGAGATCTCATTAAAGATTCTGCCATATTTAATATTTTAAATGACCCATCTTCAAAATCCTCAGAGAGCTTTGATATTACATCACCCCATTCAACATTACAATCTGTAAACTGTTGAGGTAAATATTCAAATTCTGTTCGGTGAGGGCAACATAATTTATTTGGCATCCATAAATCCTTTTTTAATCATCTTCTGCAATTCTGCAGTGCTACCAGTAAATATAGCATTGTTCGTTACACTAGTTGGACCTTTCTTAGTCTCATCAATCTCCTTAACTTTTTTCTGGAGATCCATAAGTTTATCTGCAATATCAGCAGTTGATTTTAAGACCTGTCCTGCAACTTCAAACGCTCTAGGTGAACCAGATTCACCAGCAACCTCCATAATACCATTAAGAGTCTCTTGACCCTTTTCTATTAAGGAATATAACTGAGCACGAGAATATTCATAGTCTTTATCTACTTCAAGACTATGATCTTTTTTAACTGCAGGAGCTTCTTTATGTGCATTAAACTTTTGAACATAGGTATGTTCAGAAGTAGTATTTAATGCGTCATCAATTGGAGAAGACATTTTCCGATCCCCCTAACCAAGAACCACCATTCTTTGTAGCCATGCGATACATTTTTTCATGCATCGTCACAGTCTCTTCAGCAGACTTTTCAAAGTCGGGTGAAGACTCATGACGAGAAGCATAAAGATCTGCTATCTCTTCTTCAGGTCTTGGGTTGTAAGCATCATCTGCTTCAGAAGAACCATACATATCAAACCTATCATTAGTAGCTATAGGCATATCATCATGTGGGTGTTTCTGGTGAAACCAGTCATCATAATGAATTTCAGGAAGTGGATCCATCATACATCCTCTTGTCTAGTTGGACTATATTTCTTGGAATCGCCAAACATAGTAGTTGTCTCGCTAAATCCAAAGTCATCTTCAGGTCCAGCAGTGACTGGATCTGGGGTGACAGTATACCTCATCTCACGCTTGGCAGTATCAGTCTTAGTATCTGCATAGTAATCGACTTGAACTTTCTTGATGAGACCATCTGTGCTATCAGCAACAGGACCAAAGAGGTATGTCTTAGCAGTGAAATTAAAAGTATACATCAAGACTCTTCTAGTTGAAAAATCTCCCTCATACTCATCACTGAATGATATATTATCTAGTACAATTGGTATATCTCTTTTCTCTCCTATAGAATCTACAAGGTCTATTGTAACATTAAATGCTGGTTGAAAGAATGGAAGTATCTGTTCTACAATCTGTAATGCATCATCATTTAACTTAGTCATTACATTAAGTTCAAACCCTACATTGTATGGTATTGGGAGATATACTTTCTTTACTTTAGTATTGGATGGATCTCTATTATCAACTGCTTTAAAAGTTCTAGTTATACTTGATTTTCTACCAGGGTCATATGACATCGATGCCATCTCAAATGACATCCTTGGCAATGTTATTGCAGTTGCTTTTGATAATTCTTCTTGTTGCTCAAGTTTTGCTAAGAATTTTTGTTTTGGTCCATATATCAATGGAACTTTAGTCTCACTAAGAGTTTCACCAGATCTATCATCATGTCTGATGTGAACATCATTAAACAATGTACCAAAAGCGATAATTGTTTTTCTTAATATCTCGTGATAAAAATAAGTACCTAACATTAAATATCTCCAAAGGGATTAGATTCAGTGAAGTCTAGAAGCTTATCTGCTTCCGTTTCAAACTCATCATTCATAAAGTATTCATCACCTGCTGCTTGATCACTCAAGTCATCAGTATAAGAGAATACTTGATATCTGGCAGACGATGCAGTTCCAGTAATGTATTCACCAGATCTGAAATCACCTGTATTTATGGACACTTCAAGCTGTCTAGTAGTAGCATTCCAACTCTTAACATATGCTTCAGCACCAGAAGTGGATCCAACTACCCTTTCATTTATATGATATGTTCCAATACCTGTACTCAATGGAGCACTAATAGAGACCGATGGAGTCGCTTCATAACCAGCACCAGCATCTGTTAGATATATTCTAAACATGCTAGATCCAGACAGGGTTGCGACAGCAGTTGCTTGAATCTGACCTGCCTTAGCACCAACCATAGCACCAGTACCAACAAATGTACCAGGATTAGCAGTTCCAGTTCCTCCGAAGGAAGTACCAATACCAACACTATTAGTACCAATAGATGTAACGATACCGCTACCAATCAATGTTACTTGACCAGCACCACTATAGAAATCAATAGTATGACCAATAGCAATATTTGCCATAGTATTGATTCCAGTAATCTCCATTGTTCCTGCAGTAGCAACACCAGTAAACTGATACTGTTTATCAACAAACTGAGGATGTTGAATAGTGATTAATGGTGGAGAAACATAGTTAGAACCTGGTTGTTGAATTCTAATAGAAGCAATACCACTATTAGTTAATGTGGAAGTTGCAGCAGCACCTACACCTGGAGTACCAAATCCAATAGTAGGTGGTTCAGTATATGCAAAACCTGGATTAGTTATTGCAAGATAATCAATAGCAGCAAGATTGCCCTTAGTGGTTATAAATCCAACAACAGCACCAAGAGATGTTGATACACCAGCAGGAGATGCTGACACACTAATAGAAGGTACTGATGTATATCCAGAACCATCATCATTTAGTGTAACCATTCTCATTGCACCTTCTAATGCAAAGGTGTCTACAGATGCCTTAGCAGTGGATCCTATACCAGCTAAACTAACTGTAGTGATGAATCCTTCTTCACTTAGTCTTTCATCAATACCAGCGACATTTGTATCGATAATATCGTCTTGAATCTGATATAGCTCACACTGTAATTCGTAAGTATAATTTTTACCTAACTGAAAGAAAGGTGATTCAAATTCTATATGCTTAATCTCAAATAATCTCTCTCCTAATGGGAACCAGATTAGATCACCCTCTTTGGGTCTAGTTCCAAAATCTAGATCACCATCCAATGCACCACCTAAGTTTGTACTGTTGAATTGAAATGGTGCAATAAAATCCTCGAATCTTTCTCTTGATATTGTTAAGGTAATCTCATTCTGTAAGTTGATGCCAAACTTTGTCATCACATCACTACCCTTAGCATACCCCTCATAGTTGTTTAGGTATGCTTCGATAAGATAGTTATCATTAAATTTTGAAGATTGTACCTCACCTAAAATATCATCAGTAGCAATCTGTTTCCTTGGTATGTAATATACATCAATACCATGAATAGACAAATGCTCATCTACCAGAGACTGTACTAACCTCTGTTCATCAGGTGAACCATGTTGGAAAAAAGGAGATACAGGTGTCATTAACCTATCATATCAAGGACTGGAATTTCGTAAGTAGATAGCATTTTTTCTTCTATCTCTCTTATCTCTAGGTCACCGTCTTCATAGATCTGACGACCATTAAGTTCTATACCACCAGGGAGTTTTACTCCTTGGAATTTAATGAGGTTCTGACCCCACTGTTTTTTAATCTTTGCTGTTAGATATCTCTTCAAGAAAGAATCATTATAGACTCCACTATAGTTAGCAGGATCCATGATTCTATAACACTCAATTAATACCCAATGACCAACAGTAGTAGAAGCCCAATCAATATCAAAATAAAGTCTATTGTTTCTCTTGTTGTATCTAATTTGAGTAGATGTAGTTAACAAGAAGTTAATATCTTCTAGATATGTTTTGGTCATAGAATAATTTAGGAGACCATCATAACCCATATTAAACGCAATATCATTTAAGAATAACTGATATTTCAAGTTAAACATACCATTACTAAGTCCACTACTATCAAACTGCATAACTCTTTCAATTCCTAATATAGAATCTGGAACTGTTATGTAGTTTTGATTCTCCTCAAATACACCAGATGCAGTGGTTGTACTAGTAATACCTAAACTATTATCACCACCTCTTGCTCTACCTCTCTTCTTATCTTCTTCAGTAAGTTGATACTTAAGCAATACCTTTTCTACACCATCAAAATGTCTCTCATAAAAGAATTGTAGAGAGTCATCCATTAGGTCATCAACTTGCTCATCAGCAACATTAATCTCCAAAATTGGAGCACCTAATTGTCTTAAACAATAATCTTGTAATGTTGCCCTACTATTCGGTTTTGCCATTAGAAGAATCCTCCATCGATGGAGTCAGTCCATGTTGGGACTCCAGAAGCGTTTGTGGTCATTACATAGTTAGAAGTAGTTAGGAAGCCAACTGTGCTTGCTGTACTTACCAGTCTTCCATCTGCTTCAAAGTAACCCATACCATTTGGACCACTGTA